TTTTACTTTCATCGTAGATTGTCTTTGATGTCTTGGAGGATTTCTTCTTTCTTGAACTCATACCCTATTCGAGCAGCGTATTTGCCTACGTGTTCGTAGGTGTCATAATACTCTCCTCCCCTCTTAAAAAGGATATTACAGAAGTGTTTAGGATTGTTAGGGAAAGAAAACTCTACAACGGTTGCTTCTGAATTTGGATTATCAGAAAATGCTTCAACAAAAGCATCAAAAGCATCTCCGCTCTCTATAGCGCTTGTCAGTTTCTGTTGCTCTGTCTTATACCAAATAGCGACATTCCTCTTGTTCGTATCAAGAGTTGGGTCGTATGCCCTTATCTCCTTTGTTCTGATAATGGTTATAGTCGGTACGCTATCATGCCGGACCACTCTATCTCTAAAGTAAACGTTATTCAAATACTCTACTTCCTTAGAGTAATCATTGTCACTACACCCACACAAAAGCGCTACAAGCGCACAAAATAAAACTCCTAATAACTTCTTCATAGTTTGGCTTTTCTTGCAAATTTAAGCAATAAATGTGGGTATAACAACATCTTAAATTCCTAAAGAGGTTAAAGAATATTAAAAGTGAAATTAGGTGTTTGTTACTCAAACATTTTTAAGTAAATTTGCGCAAGAAAGCGTGTGAAGATGCACGCAACAGAACTAATCGTAAACTTCATTGCTCTTAACATGAGAAGTGGTTCTACTCGATGATGGTCTGCTTGCGTCATGTACGCTCGCAGACCATTTTTTATTGTTTTATTAATCTAAAGCTAAGAGTAATGAACAAGTATCTTACAAAGGTCTTGAATGCTCTGAAACCGAAGGTGAAGGCATACGGGTTCAGACGTAAGGAGTTAGAGAGTGCCGCCGCTACCATTGCCGACAATCTCGATCTCGCAGATGATGCCTCAGAGGAAGACGTGGCGAGTGCCATTGATGAAGCTATTGATGCGGCAATCCCATTCTTCAAACTTGCTCAGAAATCAGCCAATCGTTCAATCAAGAAGTTCAAAGACGAGTGGAAGGCCAACCACGAGGATGAGGACGAGGACGAAGACGATGAGGATGATGAGGATGATGACGATGAGAATGACGAGGACGATGAGCCAACTCAGAAGCCCAACAGACAGTCTCGCAAATCATCCAAGGCGAACAAAAAGAGCAAGAGTTCCAAATCAAACGATGGTGGCGATTCAGAACTGAAATCACTGCTTAAGTCTCTCAACGACAAGTTGGATTCCCAAGCAAGTGAGATTAAGGCATTGAAAGCAGGTAAGACTGCTGACAAACGTCTCGCCAAGATCAGCAAGCTCGTTGAAAACACGGGTAGTTTTGGTAAGCGCACCCTCCGAGCATTCAAGAAAATGCAATTTGAAGATGATGATGATTTCCAAGACTATCTCGATGAGGTCAAAGAGGATTTGGATGAGCTGAACCAAGAGCGTGCAAACGCCGGATTGGAGAAGCTCGGCACACCGCCTGCAGCACCAAAGACCAACAAAAAGGGCGATGGTGATGAAGACGACAAAGAGAACGTCATGAGTGATGAGGAAATCGAAAAGTTCGCAGAAGACTTCTAACCGCTCCAAATCAAAAATCACTAACAAATGAGTAAGATTGATATTACCGCAATCGAGAACTTCGGTTTTGAGAATGACCCTATAGTCATTCGTCAGCAAGGCCGTGGCATCATCGGTGGTCGTCTGCTTGACCTTGACAACTACTCCCCCGAGTATGTTCGTGTAGGTCAAGTTATCATCCGTGATGAGGAAAACGAGGTGTCAAAGCCTTGGCCCGTCAAGGTGGCTACAGACGGTACGCTGTCTTATGATGCACTGCCCGAGGGTTACAAGGTAGAGGGTGTAAGCCTCCGTACTATCCTTGTCTCAGACCCCGAAATGGTAGGTGTCATGTACGAGGGCGAGGTCAACGATGTTGCCTCTCCTATCCCTTTGACTGGCACAGTATTAACTGCGATTAAGGCTTCATGCCCTAATCTTACTTTCAAACACGACTAAAGGAGGAGTAAGTTATGGCAGACAAAAGAAAATCATTATTTCAGAAGTACGTTCAACGTTTCTTCCCGAAGCTCCAAACGCTGATCGAGAAGATTAACGGCAAGCGTACCAATCCGCTGACCTATCTGTATAAGGATACATCCATTCTTAACAAGGTCTATGCGCAGGATAACAAGTGGGAAGCAACATCAGTCAACACGACCTACGTTGCAGCAGACTTCGTGGCTCTTGATTCCAAGCTGCCTATCAAGTCTCGCCCGACACTCTCTACGGGCAATGGTAAGTTGCCTAAGTCCGGCTCCAGCCGTGTGCTTCGTGAGAGTGAGATTACCACCCTCCAAGTCATGGAGGCACAAGGTGGCAATTCAGAGCGTATCGCCAAGCGTCTTGCTGACGATGCCGTTGCTTGCGATGTCGGTCTTGACGAGTTGATGGAGTATGCTTTCCTCAGTGGCTTCTCCAATGGTTACGTGGCACTGCCCGATAGCGACCATGAGAATCAGATGCTCCGTTTGAACTACGGCTATTTTGATTCCCACACCTACGCTTTGAAGGACAACGAGCAGATTACCACTGCCGACCTCGTTCGTGTCATTGAGAACGCCAACGATGAGCAGGATACCGTTCAGACGATTTGGATTTCCAAGTCTAAGTTCAATGAGCTTCGCAAGGCCCGTGACTCACGAGAGTTGGTTGCATCTGCAAAGTCTATGACTTACACCGCAGATACAGAGTTGCCTATTCCTAACTCAAAGGCTTATAAAGAGGCTTTCACTGACGAGTACAACGCCAACTTCAAGATTATAGACCGTACAGTTGTCTTCGAGCACAACGGCTCAAAGAAGAAGGTTAAGCCTTGGAACGACAATCGTGTTATCTTCGCTTGCAATACGCAGGTGGGTAGCTTTGTCTACGGTCAGCTTGCCGAGAATACCAACCGAGTTAATGGTGTCGACTATCAGTTGATTGACGACTTCAAACTCATTTCTAAGTATTCAACAACCGATCCGTTGACGGAGAAGACTTCGGGTCAGTGTATCGCTGCTCCTATCATCGAGGACGTAGATCAGCTTTATATCCTTGACTGCTCGCTCACATCCGCAAAGGTTGATGAGACCGCAGAGGCAAAGGATACCACTGACGTGAAGATTACCTACAACGGCAAGACCTATGACAAGGCTAAGTTCGTAGCTGCCCTTAACTCCATCACGGGTGGTAAGCAGACGGTGAATACTACCGATGCCAAGGTTCTTGACAGGGTTAACGAACTGAGCGAGGAGCAAGTGGCAGACCTTGAAACCGCAATCGCAAGTGCCGTTGTAACGGCTTAATTTGAAGTGTTATGAAGACAGTCAAGCAAGCAATCATAGACGAAATCTACTACCCCATTAGCGAGGGGTTGGTTGATAACAAGCTGATAGAGCGAGGACTTAATGGCGATGAGGAATACACCTTAGATGTCTTCAAGTCTGCGAGCTATAAGGGGTGCTTGGCTGACTGCCTTTACTCTCTCATTCAAGCTATCAACGTTTCAGAATCTGATAAGAGCATAGGCACATTATCAGACGAGCAACGAAAGCTGATACTACGCAGAGCCAATGCCCTCTACAAATCCATTGATGAAGACGAGAAGGACGATGGCGAGCCAACAGTTGAAATAGTTTCTCTAAAACGCATTCGCAGACCATGGCGACCATTACGCTAAATCCCCACTACCTACTCATTCAGAAGAAGGGTACTGCACCCTACGAGGATGAGAATGGTGATTATGTCCCGACTGCCTAAAACAAGTCATCATGTACCCAAACTCTGTTTCCGAGGGCGGCATGTCCATCTCCAAGGCTGACAAGGACGATTTGTTGTATCTTGCGAATCAGCTCTACCGGGAAATCGGAGAGGAGCCGATAAGCGAGAGACCCGTCATCAAGTTTTATTAATCCATGTTGAATTTCAGACCACATAGAATCCAGCTTATTACAACCGTCCAAAGCGGAGGTACTGATGAGGACGGCGTGCCAATTCCTGATGTAGAGAGCGTCGAGGAAATGCACTGTAACATCATACCTAACGGCAGGGGTGAGGTTGTGTATCTTGACGGCATCGCCATGAACTACTCCTATCACATCTACTTAGACCGGGACTGCCCCGATTTCAAGAAGGGTGATAAGGTAAGATTGTTTGGGGCGGACGGAAAAGAGATAAAAAGCGATAAGGGCTATACGGTCAAGCAATTCTTCAGATACCAGCTAAACGCACAAGTATGGGTATGAACTTGGATGGTGTCATGGAAGCGCTCGCACGTTTGGACAATGTGCAGGAGGCCGTCGAGAATGCGATGACCGAAGCCTTTGCCTATGCCGGTGAGTATGCCGTGGCAGGAATCAGGACGGGAAACATGAGCCAATGGAATGACCAGACGGGCAACCTCCGTTCATCTGTTGGCTATTCCGTGGTCAGAAAGGGACAGGTAGTAATAGAATCGGGATTTGACACCGTTATGAGAGGTTCGGATGGCTCTGAGACTGGCAAGCTTTTGTGCGAGCAGCTCGCAAGAGAATACGCCTCTCATCCCTATGCGCTCATCATCGTGGCCGGCATGGATTACGCCGTGTATGTCGAAGCCATAGAAAATAAAGTTGTCCTCGCGGGAGGGCAATTATGGTTAGAGGGCAACATCGGCAAAATCCTGCAATCAAAAGTGGACGCGACAATCAGAAAGTTCAATAAAGCATGAAAACTGACATTGACATCTGCAAGGACATCTTCCATATCGTAGTGGATTCGCCAATAAAGGCTTCTATTACGGGAATTACAGGCAATGTCACTTATACTGGCCGTGAGACAGATAAGGAGGATTGCGTAATCTCCGTGCTGGATAGCATGAACGGGCAGATACAAGACAGTAAGATTAACGTCAACATCTACGTGCAGGACATTACCAGTGGAGGGATGGCAAAGCCGAATATCCCCCGTATCACCAAGCTTGCTGACATCAGTAAGAAAGTGTTTGGCGATGGTAAGAGGTCTGTGTTTGGTGACGGTTTTCGTGTTACTCTCGAAAAGCAGCGAGTTCTCACCGTCAACGGGAAGAACGAGCATGTGATTAACAATACTATCAGATATAAATTTAACAACGAATAACTATGGCAGAAACAACGAAAGTACTTGGTTGGGGTCGCTGCGCCATTGACGGGCACGACGACATTGTTGAGGACTCAACTTCTCTTGAAGTCGAAGAGGGAGATGAGCAGGAGGCCAATATCGAAGGTGGTACCGCAGAAGGGCGCAAACATTCTCCCGATAAGTACATACTGACGTATAACCGACGTATCGGCTCTGCTTCTGAGGTGGAGGTAGGCTACACCGAGAATGCTGGAGACGTTACCGTAACCCCGGAGAATGCCGGCGCGGTCGGTGTTACTCTCAAAGAGTGCTCCCGTCACATTTCCGTGAAGTTTGACGCTAAGGACGGCCTTGTGGCTGTCTATAAGTGGAAGACCAAGGGCAAGACAGACAGTGCCGGTAAACTTACCGACATCGTGTTTGCGGCAAAGGCAGCATCAGGTGGTGCCTAATCTCTTTTAGTACGAATTACGTACACCTCGGTTAGCTCAGAAGGTAAGAGCAGGAGACCGTCGAAAAGCAAAAATCCGCGAGGTCTCGTAAATAAGCGGTTGAGAGTCGGCGGTTCGAGTCCGCCACCGAGGGCATGGATGAAAACAAGACCATAGACAATGAGTATGACCTTACGGATGTCATTATCGGTAGGCCGCAGGAGTTCAAGGTGGGTAGAAAGTCATTCAGACTGTACCCTTTGACGCTCGCCAAGATGCTGCTCTTGAAGCGGCAGGTTGACGGGCTAAAACTCGATATGGACATCCTAAAGACGAATCCCTTCTTGGAGGCTCTGAGAATTGTCAAAGCTCAACGTAAGACGTGTTGCACCATTCTTGCGTACCATACAGCACCGAATACTTACAAGGATTTGTTCGATACTAAAGCTATTGCCACACGCAGAAACTATTTCGACAAGGCTCTATCTGATGAGGATATGGCATCTCTGCTGATTATCGCCCTCGACGAAAAGACCGACAGGTTAATGAAGCACTTGGGGCTTGACAAAGAGCGTAAGAGACTACAGGAAGTACTCAAAGTTAAACAGAAACATGACAAGAGTACCAAGACGTTCTGTGGTTTATCCTTATTCGGTACGTTCATCGGACAGCTGAAAGAGATGGGGTATTCAGATAATGAAATCCTCTATGAAAGGGGCTATACATTCCTACGTCTCATGCTTGCAGACAAGGTTCAACAGGTTATTCTCACTGATGAAGAGCGCAAGGACATCCCCGAAAGTATGGGTGGCACTTATGTTGATGCCAACGACCCGAAGAATACCGAGAAGATTATGGCCTTGCTCAAAAACAAGGGAGTCGAATCAAAATAGCACTGAAACATGTCAGAGAACCTACACATAGCCATCACTGGCGACAATCAAGGATTCATCAACGCCCTTAATGGTGCCCGGGCAGGTGTCCGTGCCACAGCAAGGGAGGTGGAGCAGTCTGGCGGCAGCATCGAGCAGATGTTCAGTCGCATTAAGATTGCTGCAACCGGTGCTTTGGCAGGTTTCTCTGCCAAGGCTTTTATTCAGCAGGTCGCAACCATACGAGGAGAGTTTCAGCAGCTCGAAGCGTCCTTTACCACACTATTAGGAAGTGCGGAAAAGGCGCAGAGCATGATGGGTGACATCACTAAGCTTGCGGCAACAACACCTTTTGATTTGAAAGGCGTAGCGGAGGGTGCAAAGCAGTTGCTTGCCTATGGAGTGGCAGCGCAGGATGTAACAAGCACAATGCGTAAGCTTGGCGATATATCGGCAGGATTGTCGCTCAATCTTAACGATTTGGTTTGGCTTTATGGTACAACCCTCACGCAGGGCAGAATGTTCACACAAGACTTGCGTCAGTTCCAGTCAAGAGGTATTCCTATGGCTGAGGAGCTGGCCAAGATTTTCGGTGTCACCAAAGACCAGGTCGCAGGGCTTGTTTCCGCAGGTAAGGTAGGCTCCAAGGAGGTCATAGAGGCCATTGACAACATGACCAAGGCAGGCAGTAAATTCGGTGGCCTTATGGATATGCAGTCACATACCATCACGGGGCAGATTTCCAACATCGAGGACACCATAGACATGGCCTTTAACGACTTGGGCAAGCAGTCCGAAGGAATCATCAATGATGTTCTCTCGCTTACTTCTACCCTTGTGGAGCATTGGCAGGAAGTCGGTGCGGCTATCCTGTATGCAGCAGAGACAATAGGATTGTATAAGGCTGCAAGCGTTGCTATCTCCCGTTTCCAATCCAACGCTACCAACTTAGGCATTGATGCAGAGATAGCCCAGTATTCTGCAATTCTCCCACAAAAAGAAGCCGCCGCCAACGCAGACTTGCAGCAGGCTGTTGCAGAGGGAAAACTGACAGAAGCCAAAGCCGCAAAGGTTGCAGCCATGCGTGAGGAGGCGCAGGCTTATGTTACCGAACTCCAGCAGAAAGCAGAAGCAGCCGCAGCCACCGCAAAGGAGGCAGTGGACGAATACAACGCAGCCACCTCGAAAGCAGCCGCAGCAAGCCTTGACTTGGATTCTGCCGAAGAAAAGGTTGAGGCTATGCAGCACGCTTATGAAGCAGCCGTGCAGTCGGGCGAAGCGTCTGCCATGCAGACAGCCGAGGAAAACCTTAACTCCGCAGCCGTTGAGAAGAATATCGCTGCAAAGAACTTGCAGACAGCACGCACAGAGGTTTCGACCGCTGCAAAGAAAGTGGATTCCACCGCACAGGCGGCACAGACAGCGCAAACGGAGCTGAATACGGCACAGACTGGTTTGAATACCGCAGCCACGGCAGCAGACACAACGGCAAAGGGATTGTGGGCGCAGGTAACGGCTCTTGCTACCCGTGCGCAAGAGGCTTTCAACGCTTCCATGTTCGCATCTCCACTCTTTTGGATTGCCGCAGTGATAGCTGGCGTTACATTCGCCATCTATGAGCTTGCAACGGCAGATACAGCGGCGGAGGCAGCACAGAAGGATGTCAATAATGCCATTGATGACTTCAATAAGAAACTCGAAGAGCGCAAGCAGAAAGCCGAGGAGCTGATACATACCATCCAGTCTGAGAATGCCACCGATTTTGAGAAAGCAGAGGCTTACGAGGAACTTTCAAAGCTCATGCCGTCTATCACTGAGAAGTACACCCAAGCAGAGTTGGCGGCTCTTGATTTCGGCAAGGCACAAAAGGATATTGGAGAGAATATTGATACTGCCAAAATAGATGAGGCGCGCAAAAATGTTGAAGAATTTACAAAGGCCATACAAGACACGAAAGATGCAATGGCGGATGATGCCAAGTATAATGGCGGTCGTGGTGGCCTTGCTTTGGCTCGTCAGCTTGAATATCAACAGGAGTCGTTAGAGAATTACGAGAAACAAGTGCTGGAGTACGAGAACATCGTAGAGCAAGCACGCCAGCAGGCAGAGGAAGCCAACAAGCCCATTGAGGTGAAATTGGAGGAAGCGCAAGATAACTACCGGGTAAAGCAGGACATCTATGACTTCTACAAGGAGGCCATGAACTTAGCTGAGCAGCTCCAGGCAGGCAACGAGGAAATCAACTATGCGACCGGAGCGACGAAACTTGATGAGTTCATCGCCAAGGCGCAGGCCGAGCTTGCAGACTTACGTCAGCAGGAGGCGGCGAACCCGCTTGACCTCAACCTAAGGCTAAAGGAGCAAGAGAAAACCAAGGTTCTTAATGGAATCCTTGACATGAAGGCTCAGATGAACAGGCAGGGCACGTGTATTATTCCTCTGTGGTTCCAAGTTGATTGGAACTCCCTCACCAAAGGTGTTAATGATGCCAAGAATAAGGTCGCGCAACTGGCACAGCAGAAGATTGATAACAATTTTGGTACTCAGTTTAATAACAAGAAGAAAGCCCGTGATGACGCTTACAAGAAGCTTCAGAAGATAAACAAGAATAAGAGTGCCTATACCGTACAGGAGTATCAGTCTGCCAAGAAAGCGTACGATGATGCAGAAAAGGACTTCACTCAAAACTATGGCGGTACATCCATCAAGGTGCAGACTTCTACAGCCAATAAGGTGCATAACGCCGCAAGGTCTTCCGCTACAAAGTTGCAGAATCAGGCACAGCAGGCTGCAAGAGAAGCCGCACAGCGTAGGGCGCGTCTCAAAGAAGAAAATCAGCGTTGGGATGAAGAGCTGGCCAAGGAACGGGTCAGTTCCATCAATGCGCAAGAGGAGGCGCGTATCTCTGCCATTGCAGACGGCGCGGAAAAAGAGCGTGAGGAGCGTAGGCTTCAATATCGTAAAGACCTCGAGCAGGTAAGCCAGCAAGAGCGTGATTTCCGCAAGCAGAATTACGAG